AAGCTGGACTTCCTGGAAATTAAAAACAGCGTGTTAGGCGTGAAGAAGGTATTTGCCATTTTCGGGGAAAATGCAGCAGAAGCAAGTGCCGCAGGGGTTGGCCTGGGAAGTAAACTAAGGGCAGCAGGAAAGGGGATAACCGGGTATTTTTCAAGCGTGGGAAGCGCCCTGGGCGGCGTGGGGAAATCGTTTGGAAAAATATTTAGTTCAATTCTTGCGCCGATAGGAAATATCGGTAAAACCATAGGAACAAAGCTGCTTTCTGGAATTACTGGGCCGCTGGGAGCCATTACCGGGAAACTGGGTGGATTTGGCGCAACCATACTGACGAAGATTGCTTCACCGTTTAAAGCAGTAGGCGGAATTATCGGTGGGGCGCTCGGAAATGTCGGCAGCATTATAGCTGCTTCCCCTATTGGAAAGATAGGGTCAATTATTGGAAAAAGCCTTTCTGGAATAGGCTCATATTTTGCACCGATAGGAAAGGCAATAAGCGGAGTATTTGCGCCGCTTGGAAAGCTGGGGTCCTCTTTACTGGGGCCGTTCAGCGGGATTGTGGGTAAGATACTTCCGATTGTGGGTGTTATCACCACAGTTATTACAGTTGTAAAGCTATTAAAAGACCACTTTGAAGAAATCCGGGAAGCAGTAGGGCGGATTTTCGGAGAAAAGGGCCTGGAAGTCTTTGACAAGATTGTTGCGACAATTACCAGCGTAGGGGATGCAATAAAGAATGTATTTTCTGATGGAAATATCGGTATTGCACGTGACAAGATACAGGAGATTTTCGGAGAAAAAGGCGTTGCGGTATTCGATACCTTTATGAATATTGTTGGCAGCGTCAAAGACACTATAGGAACACTGGTGAATTTTATCGCGGCAAATGTGGTTCCGGTGGTGGAACAGGTATTGCAAGTGCTGGTAAACACGGTTATACCTGACATCATCAATGGAATACAGGCAGCAGCGCCAGTGGTGATGCAAATATTCCAGTCTATTGCTGATTTTATCGGGGGTATTATACCGATTATAGGCAGTTTCATTGCTGGAATTATGCCGATTATCAGTGAAGTTATAACGTTCATACAAACTTATGTACTGCCGATTGTGCAGGAAGTGTTCAACTTTATTGTAACAACGGTCCTGCCGTTCATTGTACAAGGAATACAGGAACTAGGTTCAATCATCACATCTGTATTGAGCGCAGTTCTTCCAGTGGTCCAGACCGTATTTCAGACCATATGGAGCATTATACAGCCAATTTTGCAGCAGATACTTTCAACGGTTCAAGCCGTGCTGCCCAGTGTGCTTTCTGTATTCCGAACTGTTTTTCAAACAATCATGTCAATCATCCAGTCAGTAAGCCAGGTTTTTTCTGGGTTGATACAGTTTATACAGGGCGTATTTTCTGGAAATTGGTCGCAGGCATGGAACGGGATTAAAAATATTTTTCAAGGCGCTTGGGATGGCCTAACATCCATAGTGAAGGGCGTTATCAATGGCATTATAGGCATCATTAACGGTGCCATTTCGGCGCTGAACAGCATTAAAATTCCAGACTGGGTGCCGGGAGTGGGAGGAAAAGGCATCAATATCCCAACACTGCCGACATTTGCGAAAGGTACACGTAACACACCAGACACTTTCATTGCTGGTGAAGAAGGACCGGAGTTAATTACAAACGCCCCTGGAAGGGTTGTTTATACCGCAGAGCAGACAAAAGATATTATGCAGCGGCAGCAGCAGGCCAGAACGGCCATGGAAGCAACCAGGGCGGCCCAGGATGTGCAGAATGTAAGCACAGTAAACAACAATCAGTTACAGAACTATTATAACAGCGTGCGGAACGAAACAACGGAAGTTGAACCGCCACAGGTTCCGTATGGGATGGGCGGCGGAAACACTTATGTCACAATCAATAATAATCCGACAGTGGTTGTTGAAGGTGACCAGCCGGAGGACCTGGAAGAAACGCTGCAAAGAAACAATGATGATTTATTGCGTAAGGTGGAAGACCTTATGGATAAAAAAGCGGATGACGAAAGGCGTATGCAATATGATTAAACAGTATACAACTATCAGCGGCGATATGTGGGATAAGATAGCCTATGAACAAATGGGAAGTGTCCTGCATCTGGATAAGCTGCTGAAAGCAAACGTCAAACACGCTGCAACAATCGTTTTCCCTGCTGGGGTGGTTTTGACCATCCCAGAGGCGGAAGACGAAGTGGATATGCAGTTGCCGCCATGGAAAAGGGGGCTGCTGGATTGAGTGATGCAAGGCGTGTGGAATTGCGGCTGAAATTTAAAAATGTGGATGTGCCGGAAAACCTGGTGAAGCATCTTCTGTCAGCATCCTACACCGACAATGAAGAAGATAACACGGATGATTTTCAGATGACATATGATGACCGGGAACGGAATGTGAACGGTAGTTGGCTGGATGTGAAACCCACTGTTATAAAGAGCAATCAAACAGTGACCAAAACGGTCACAAAACAAGAGGTTATCAATTATGTGGTAGTGCGTGGTGATACATTATGGGCCATTGCTTCACGGTATTTGGGAAGCGGAACAAAATACCCGCAGATTGCGCAGGAAAATAACATTCCTAACCCTAATTTGATTTATCCGGGCCAGGTTTTCAAAATAACTACTGGTGGAGCGGTAAACACCACGGTTACGGAAACGAAAGAGGTTATCACAAAAGGGGCCGAACCTAAGACAGTGGATGTTGCCATTGTACAAAAAAACTGGAATGACACCGGAAAAGATGCCATGCTGGATTGTGGAACTTTTGAAATAGACAGTGTGGATGTGAGCGGGCCGCCGTGGAAATGCACTTTGAAATCCACATCTATTCCCTATACATCCACCTTGCGAATACAAAAGAAATCAAGGAACTGGGAAAAGATAAGTCTGAAAGCCATTGCGGACCAGATAGCCAAAGAAGCGGGTATGAAACTTCTTTATGAAAGTTCAGACAATCCGCAATATGATAAAAAAGAACAGGTGCAGCAATCGGATATCCGGTTTTTGCAGGACCTTTGCCATGCTGCCGGGAAAGCGCTGAAAGTTACCAAAATGACAGTGGTTATATTTGACAAAGCAGAATATGACGGCAAACCAGTGGTGAAAACTATTGCTTATGGAAGCAGTGATATTATTTCGTTCAAGCTGGGAACGAAGTTGACGGATGCAGCATACACAAGCTGCCACGTATCTTATACAGACAGTGATAAGAAACAGACCATTGAATATACATACACGCCAGATAGCAGCGTGGGAACGGGGCAAGTCCTGGAAGTTAATGAAAGGGTTGCCAGCACAGAAGATGCAAAGAAACTGGCAATGAAGCGGTTGCGGGAAAAAAATGCCCAGGAATTTACTGCTAGTTTCAAGATGGTGGGGGATGTTCAACTGGTGGCGGGGATTACTGTTAAATTAAAAG